CCCCCTCCCATGGTTCCTCCCTGGCCCTTTGCGTATACGGGGGGGCGCAGCGCGCAAGTTTTCTAGCGACTTGGATTTTCACGGGGGAATCCACCTAGAAGCCAGTTGCGCTGGCGTAGCCGAGATTTTGACTCATTTTCAACGACTTGCGCACTGACCGCCTACGGCAGGGTGGATTCCGACTGGAATCCAAGGAATCCACCCATCGGAGTCCAGAGACCGCGGAAGCCACTCCCGGCAGCCACCTTCGTCAAGGCGACCCGAAGCCTTTGATTCAACGTCACAAAATGGATTGACATTTCTAGCCCCCTTGACGTACCAAAGAACCATCGGAGATTTGCGCCCGGAGGATCCCCCTCGCGGGCGTTTTCATTTTCCCCCATCATCCCGAGCACCTCCCCATGGACCTCGTCTTCGCGCCGAGCCAGATCGAGACTTGGCCTCTCGACCGGCTGCGCCCCTATGCCCGCAATGCCAAGATGCATGGCGACGACCAGGTCGCGAAGATCGCGGCCAGCATGGCCAAGTTCGGCTGGACGGTACCCTGCATGGTAGCCGACGATGGCGAGCTGATCGCAGGCCATGGCCGAGTGCTGGCTGCGACGATGCTGGGACTGACCGAGGTGCCGGTGATCCGGCTCGGCCATCTCGACGAGGCCGAACGCCGAGCCTATCGGATCGCCGACAACAAGCTGACCGAGCTTGGCGAATGGGACGAGGCGATGCTGCGTGATGAGATCGCAGGGCTATTGGCGGAAGACTTCGACCTCGATCTCCTGGGCTTTTCGGATGAGGATCTGGATGCCCTTCTGCAGGATCCAGAGGCGGTAAGCGACGATGGGGCCGTTGAGGGTGAGGATGATATCCCAGAGCCGCCGGTTAACCCTGTGTCGGTTGCAGGCGACCTTTGGCAACTTGGATCACATCGGCTGATCTGCGGCGACAGCACCTCGGCCGACGTGGTCGGGCGGCTGCTGGGTGATGTGCGGCCCCTCCTCATGGTCACTGACCCGCCCTATGGCGTGGAATACGATCCGTCCTGGCGCAACCAGGCGGGGGCCGCCAAGACGAAGCGCACCGGCAAGGTGCTGAACGACGACCGCGCAGATTGGCGCGAGGCCTGGTCCCTCTTCCCCGGCGATGTCGCCTATATCTGGCACGGTGCGCTGCATGCTGCGACCGTGGCCGACAGTCTGATCGCCGCGGGTTTCGCCATTCGCTCGCAGATCATCTGGGCCAAAGACCGGCTGGTGCTCAGCCGCGGAGATTATCACTGGCAGCATGAACCCTGCTGGTATGCCGTGCGCGTAAAAGGCAAAGGGCACTGGGCGGGCGATCGCAAGCAGACCACGCTCTGGCAGATCGCCAACCGCGATCAAGATGCCGACACCGTACATGGCACGCAGAAGCCGGTCGAATGCATGCGGCGGCCGATCTTGAACAACTCGAGTCCCGGCCAGGCGGTCTATGAACCCTTCATGGGATCGGGCACCACACTGATCGCGGCCGAGACGACCGGCCGCGTCTGCCTTGGAATCGAGTTGAACCCGACCTATGTCGATGTCGCCATCGAGCGCTGGCAATCTTTCACGGGCCAGGAGGCTGTTCTGGTCGATAGCGGCGAGACGTTCTCGGCGCTGAAATCCCAGAGGCTGGCGGCGTGATGCAGTCGCGCCGCCTCTCCTTGATCGAGGCCATCACCAATGTCCTGGTGGGATACGCGCTGGCGGTAGCCACGCAATTGGTGGTGTTTCCGTGGTTCGACTTGAACCCGAGCCTTGGCGAAAACCTGGCGCTGGGCTTGGTCTTTACCGCGATCTCGTTGATCCGCGGCTACGCGCTGCGCAGACTGTTCACGCGGTTCGAGCGCAAATGAAAAAGGACCAGCCGAAGCTGGTCCTGAGTTGAGGCAGATTTGCAGCGAGCAGGTCCGCAAATCGAGAAGGTCAACAGGCGGTTAACCTGAGAAGCCTTGTCTGCCATAGAGTTTCGATTCGCAAGGACGGATCAACATATAGACAAAAATTGAGGGCATACCCCCTCATATTGATCCGCGGATGTGATAAATCCGCCCGCGCTGCGCGTCTGAGCTCGTGGCGACATCGAAGCCGAGCTTCTTCTTCAACCCGCCCGAGATCATGCCTCTGGCGGAATGCGGCGCCCAACCCGTTGCCTCGACGATTTCGCCGATGGACGCCCCCTCGGGCCGCTGCAAGAGCGCGATGATCTGCGCCTGCTTGGTGCCGGCACGGATAGCCACCGGCTTCGACGTGTCGGCATCGGGTGATATTTCGGCGGGCTCCCTTGCCGCCGAGGCCAGCTCCAGCTTCGACTTGCGCAGATTGCTCATGGTCGTCGCGACGACGGGCTCGATGCCGATCGCGGCAAGGCCAGCTTCGGTCGCGACCAGCGTGATACCGTGACCATCGCCGGTCTCGCGCCAGAGCGGATCGCCACGACGCAGATTGGCCTCGACCTCTTCGAGCCAGCCGCGTTCGATCATCTTGGCCACCGCCATCTTCGCGGCAGCACCGGCCAGCCCTTCAAGCAGCGGCATGGCGAGATTGTCGGGGCGCGTGGCCGCGCGGCTGAGAATGATGGACTGTGTATCGGTGAGTTTGGGCATCTTGGCCTCCTGTCGTGATGGGGATGTCGGGGATGGGTCAGTCGCTCTCGGCCATCGCGGCCTCGACTGCGAAGTGCTGCACCCAGCCCGTCATGTAAGGCAGCCCTGCGGGGATACCCTCGGAGCGTTCTGTAGCACGATCGATGCGCCAGCCCTGCCAGCGGCGGATCACGGAGTCGATGGCAGCCTCGAGCCCGATATTGCAGCCCGTTATGTTGTCGACGACATCATCGGCGACGTGGCGGCCCATGCGACTGTCGAGAAAGTCGCGAATGCCGATCATCTCGTCCTCGCTGCTGGCGCCTATGGCCTCGGCGATCAGGCGCGAGGCGAGGTTCCAGACCTCCGCGCTGCGACGGTCGCGCTCAGGGCAGACGGTCAGGGTGCGGAAGAAGCCGTAATCCTCGTTGCGGCTGGGAAGGCAGGGATGCGTGGTCATGGTCGGAATCCTCGTGATGGGGGCTGGCGGAGCGCTGAGCCCCGCCGGTTGGGTTTCAAGCGGCGCTGCGAGCTTCGAGCGTCGCGATGTGGCTCCGCAGCGTTGCGGCCTCTTCGCGCGCAGCGTCGGCCCAGAAGGCAGCGCGGGCGTTGCAGGCGCGAGCAAGGCGCTCGGCATCCTCACGGGTGAAGCGGTTGACCTTATGTGCGCGCCCATGACCCGTGCAGGTGGCGAGATGCTTGCCGCCTTCAGGCGTCAGCGTGAAGGTCAGGGGTCCGAAGTCGTCAATGACGATCCAGCTGTGCGAGGCGATCATGGCGCAGGCGCTGGGCGCGAGGCGTGCTTCGATCTCTTCAGCGGCGGCGCGGAAGTTGGCGATCAGGGTGGAGGTGGTCATGGCGTGGGCCTTTCAGGTGAGTTGCATCGTCTTGGTGCAATCACAATCGCTCTGACGAGCCGATTAACGTAGCAAAATCAGAGCAATAACCTTGCTATATGATCACTCGGCAGAGGCCGTCGCATCGACCCACACCCCATCTTGCCAGACATAGAGATAAGATAGCTCGCAGGTCGGGCGCGGCAGGATGCGAGGCACTCGGGGCGGGTCGAAGCAGTCGAGTTCATCGGCGCGGACTTGCCGGATTTCGCGAGCGGCGAGGATGTCCTCGGGCGTCCACGCCGCCAACGCCGGCAGCATGTGCTCGGGGTAACCATCAAAGTGCGTATAGATGTGGGCCCATTTTTCGGGACCGATCTGGATGGCGATTTGTGCACGCGTGCTCATCCTGCCCTCCTTCAAATGAGTTGCAGGCTGGCCAGCAGGGCGCTGGCAGCGGCAAGCTGGGTGGTCGGAAGTTCGATCTTGATGTGGGAGATCACATCGGAGGCTTCGGCTGAGATGCCACCATCGCGCAGGGCAGCCTCGATGGCCTCTGCAACATCATCGGGCCGCGAGCGGTCAAACTGGTTGGATAAGGTGTCGTGGTCGATGCGGAGGGTACTGATCGCGTTCATGGCAATGCTCACTTCTGCTGTTCAATCAGCGCGAGGAGGACCGCCGCCATGCCGCCCAGATATTCGCTGCGGCGGAACACGATCTCGTCGATGTGGCAGGCGTTGTCGATCGCGGGGTCAACCAGGAGATCGTCTGACATGTGCGGCATCAGGCGTTTGGCTTCGGCGTTGTAGCGGGTGGCAAGGGTCATCTGTGTTTCTCCAATCAGGCAATTTGCTTGATATGAGAATCGCTCTTAGCCGAAGTGTAATCAATTCAAATAGACAGTTTTTGCTGTTTATTTTCAATGTTTTGAGGTCAATCCAACCGCCATGGAAGGTATGTCAGAACGCGCCTATGCCGAGCATGCTGGAATCTCCCGCGGGGCTGTTCAGAAGGCCCGAAAGACCGGTCGGCTGGTGCTTTTTGCAGACGGGTCTATCAACGCGGTGGCCTCAGATGCGCGGCGTGGGGCTGCCACCGATCCGGATCAACAGATGCGCTCACGTAGTGGGTTTGGTGCAGCTGGTGACGGTCCGGCAGTCTCCGGCCCCGGCGACAGCACGTCCTACATTAAGGCCCGGACGGCGCTAACCGTCTATCAGGCTCAGGAGCGTCAGCTCTCGATCCAAAAGAAAAAGGGCGTGTTGGTGGATCGCGCGCGGGCCGAGACTCTGGTGTTTCGCCTGGCCCGCCAAGAGCGGGATCTTTGGGTCACCTGGCCCACACGCGTGGCGGCGCTCATGGCCGCACACTTGTCCGCAGACATGGAGAAGGCATCCGGCAAGGCGGTGACGATCGAGACTGCAATCTTGCAGAGGGTGTTGGAAACCCATGTCCGAGAGCAGCTCGACGCCCTCGCAGACCTCAGGGTCTCGCTTGAATGATGAGGAGAACACATCTGATCTGACTGAAGGCCTCGATCTCGCCTTTGACGGCGCCGAGGATATCCTGCGTGCCTGGCGCCGTGGGATGCGGCCCGACCTGGACCTGACCGTGTCTGAATGGGCAGATAAGCACAGGAAACTGTCCTCTCGGGCCTCAGCTGAACCCGGACAATACAGAACAGCCCGAACGCCCTATCTGCGCGCCATCATGGATGCGCTATCGCCAAACCACCCAGCCCAGCGCATCAGCTTCATGAAGGCCGCCCAGGTCGGCGCAACGGAAGCCGGCAACAACTGGATCGGGTTTGTCATCCATCATGCGCCCGGCCCGATGCTCGCGGTGCTGCCCACGGTCGAGATGGCAAAGCGCACGTCGCGGGGCCGGATCGACCCGCTGATCGAGGACAGCCCGGCGCTGAAAGAGCGCGTGCAGCCTGCCCGTTCACGCGATGCGGGCAATTCGATGCTGTCGAAGGAGTTTCCCGGCGGCATTCTGGTGCTGACGGGAGCGAATTCGGCGACGGGCCTCCGCTCGATGCCTGCGCGCTACGTGTTTCTGGACGAGGTCGATGCTTATCCGGCTTCAGCTGACGAGGAAGGCGATCCGGTCAGCCTGGCAGAAGCACGAACCACAACCTTTGCGCATCGGCGCAAGGTGTTCATGGTCTCGACGCCCACGATCCGTGGGTTAAGCCGCATCGAGCGCGAGTTCGAAGCCAGTGACCAGCGGCGGTATTTCGTGCCCTGCCCGCATTGTGGCCATATGCAATGGCTGCAGTTCGAGCGCCTGCGCTGGGCGAAGGGAAAACCGGAAACGGCAGCATATCACTGCGAGGGCTGCGAGCGCCCGATCGCCGAGCACCACAAGACGCATATGCTCGAGCGGGGCGAATGGCGGGCGACAGCGACCAGTGCCGATCCGAATGCGATCGGGTTCCATTTGTCCGCGCTCTATTCACCGATCGGCTGGAAAAGCTGGGAGCAAATCGCGCGGGACTGGCTGGCTGCCCAGGGCTCGGACGAGATGCTGCGCGCGGCGCGGAACACCCTTCTAGGCGAGACCTGGGTCGAAAGCGGCGATGCGCCTGAATGGCAGCGGCTGGCGGACCGCCGTGAGGCATTCGCCGCACAGGTGCCCATGGGCGGGTTGTTCCTCACCGCCGGGGTCGATGTGCAAAAGGACCGCATCGAAGTCGATGTCTGGGCCTGGGGTCGTGGCCTGGAAAGCTGGCTGGTCGATCACATCGTCATTCCGGGTGGCCCTAGCGATCCCGCCTGTTGGCAGGCGCTGACGGACCTGCTGAACCGAACTTGGGTGCATGAGAACGGCGCGGTGATGCCGCTGGCCAAGCTGGCGATCGACACCGGGTATGAGACCTCCGCAGTCTACGCCTGGGCACGCGCGCAGGGCATTGCGCAGGTGGCGCCAGTGAAAGGTCTCGAAGGCTTCAATCGGGCAACACCGGTGTCCGGCCCAACCTTTGTCGATGCCACGGTGAATGGGCGAAAACTCAAGCGCGGGGCGCGGCTCTGGACGGTGGCCACCGCCACGTTCAAAGCCGAGACCTATCGCTATCTCCGGCTTGAGCGGCCCTCCAATGAGGACCGTGCCTCGGGCGCGCCCAACCCGGCGGGTATGGTCCACCTGCCCGACTGGGCGGACAGCGAATGGCTGAAGCAGCTGGTGGCTGAACAGCTGGTCACGATCCGCAACAAGCGCGGCTATGCCCGGCAGGAATGGCAGAAAATGCGCGAGCGCAACGAGGCGCTGGACACAAGGGTCTATGCCCGGGCGGCCGCGTGGATCCTCGGCGCCGACCGCTTTGATGAGCGGATGTGGCGGCAGTTGGAGAAGCAGGCAGGCGTGGAGACGGCTGCCACTTCGCAAACGGCCGAGCCCGATAAATCGACCGAACCGCAAGCGGGGCGGATCGCATCGCCCCGGCGGCGCGGCTGGAAGATCAGCACGCCAAAATACATGGAATGATGAATGACCCTCGACGAGCTAAAACTCCGCCACAGCGCGCTCTTGGCCGCGCGCTACAGCGGCACGCGGTCGGTCAGCTATGACGGCAAGACCGTAAACTACGGGACCGACGCCGAGCTTGCCGCGGCCATAGGCGATGTCGAACGGCGCATTGCCAAGCTCGAGCGCGGCGCTGGGCGTGTGCTCCGGCCCTTTGCTGTGAAAGATCTGTGATGAACTGGCGGCAGCGCCTCGGGGCGTTTATCGGTGGGTTTGACGCAGGCCAGCATCATCGGCGCCTGCGCGGGTTCCAGGCGACACGCGCGCATGTGAATGCCCTCATTGCAGCCTCCGGGCCCGACATCACCGCCCGTGCCCGCTGGCTCGTGCGCAACAATGGCTATGCCGTGAATGCAATCGAGAGTTGGGCCGCCAATACGGTCGGCGATGGGATTAAACCGATCTCGAAGCTCGCCAATGCCACCCAGAAAGAGGAGCTGCAACGGCTCTGGCTCGCTTGGACGGATGAGGCCGATGCCGAGGGGCTGACGGATTTCTACGGGCTACAGCGCCGGGCGGCGCGCGAGGTGTTTCTGGCGGGTGAGGTCTTTGTTCGTATCCGGCCGCGGCGGGTGGAGGACGGCCTCACGGTTCCGCTCCAACTGCAAATGCTGCCCTCGGAAATGCTGCCGCTGCATGAAACAGGCGTGGCGCGGAATGGCAACGCGATCCGGCAGGGCATCGAGTTTGACCGAATTGGACGTCGCGTCGCCTATCACTTTTTCCGCCGCCACCCAGGCGACAGCACTGATCCAGGTCTCTCCGGTGAGATTGTTCGAGTGCCTGCCTCGGAGGTGATCCACGTCATCGACCCAGTCGAGGGTGGTCAGCTGCGCGGCGTGTCGAAACTGGCCCCGGCGATCGTGAAGTTGTTCCTTTTGGATCAATACGACGACGCGGAGTTGGACCGGAAAAAGGTTGCGGCGATGTATGCGATGTTCGTGACCTCGCCCGCCCCGGAGAACCCTCTCGCCCCCTTGGAAGATGAGGAGATGCCCGCCGGCGTCGAGATCAGCCCAGGCCAAATCGTGCGACTGGATCCCGGCGAGGATGTGACCGTGGGCCAACCGGCAGACAGTGGGGCAACCTATGAGCCGTTCCAGTATCGGACGCTGCTACAGATCTCGGCTGCGCTGGGCATCCCCTACCCCTACCTCGCAAACGACATGGTGAAGGGCAACTTCTCGAACTCGCGCCTGGCGCTTATCGAATTCCGCCGCCGGGTCTCGGCCTGGCAGCATTCGGTGATGGTCTATCAGCTCTGCCGACCGGTCTACGCGCGCTGGTTGGACCTCGCAGTTCTGTCCGGAGCGCTGTCCCTGCCCGGCTATGAGGCCGACCGCCCACGGATGCTGGCCGCCGATTGGCTGCCCACGAAATGGGACTGGGTCGACCCGCTGAAAGACGCCAATGCCGAGATCGCCCAGATCGAGGCGGGGCTGAAATCTCGCACTCAGGCCATCGCCGAGCGCGGCTATGACGCCGAGCAGGTCGATCGCGAGATTGCGGCAGAGCGGGAACGTGAACGCGCGCTGGGCCTCGATTTCCGGCGGCCTGGCTCCCCCGCGCAGGGCGTCCAGGCCATATCGGACGAGGGAGAGCAACCAGAGACCGAAGATGAAGCCGATGACGCGGAAGACCGCCCGCGCGCTGACGAGGACCAACCCTGATGCTCCATGCCCGCATTGCTGCACGCGCATTCAACACACCGCTGCTGGTCGAACCCACCAAGGCCATGGCGTTTCTATCAGGGCTCGGGCCGCGCATCCTCGGACGACGAGTGGACATGACGGAGAGTGGCGAAACGCCAGATGGCGCTGCCAGTCTCCCCGCCCGCGCCAGCATACTCGCTGGGAACCTTGCCGAGCGCCTGCAGCAACATGGCAATGCGCCCTACCCGGTCGTAGACGGCATCGCCGTGATCGAGATCGCAGGCGTATTGATCCATCGTGGCGGCTGGATCGGACAGTCCTCGGGCCAGACCAGCTATGAGGGGATCGCGGCGCAGATCGAGGCGGCGGCAAGTGATCCTGCGGTGCGCGCCATTGCATTGGAAATCGATAGTTTCGGGGGCGAAGTGGCCGGCGTTTTTGACCTCGCCGATCGCATTCGGGCGATCCGGGGTACAAAGCCCGTCTGGGCCTTCGTCGCCGAACATGCCTTCTCTGCAGGCTATGCGCTGGCCTCCCAAGCCGATCGCATCCTTTTACCGCGCACCGGCGCCGTGGGCAGTATCGGGGTTGTCGTCATGCATGCCGACCTCAGCGGTCAGCTCGATCAAGACGGCGTGCGCGTCACGCTGGTCCATTCCGGCCAGCACAAGGTCGATGGCAATCCCTATGAGCCGCTGCCCGAGAACGTGCGCGATGACATCCAGCGCGAGATCGATGTGCTGCGGTTCCTCTTCGCCGAGACTGTCGCCGCGGGCCGCGCTGGGCGGCTGAGCCAGGACGCAGCGCTGGCGACCGAGGCTGCGACCTTCCGCGGGACGGATGCCATCGCCACAGGCCTCGCCGATGAGGTGATCGACCTCACCCGTGGCTTTGCCCGCTTTCGCGAAAGCCTGTCTGCCCCATCACCCACCGCGCGGCTGCCCCGCGCCAGTCATCCCCGAGCAAAGGAGGCCGCCATGAGCGCCACAACTGACGCCACTGAGGCAAATACGGAAATCAGAGATGCCGAGGACACCGTGCTGGAGAGCGCGACTGAACAAGATGAGCAGGAAGCTGAACAAAGCGTGCAGGAAGAAGACCCCGCGCCCGTCGCAGCTGCCGCGCCTTTGCCCGCCCCGGCGGCTGCGCAACCCAGCAATCTGGCGGAACTGTCGGCGCAGCTTCGCGAGGCGGCAGCGGAGATCGCCGAGATCGCGGCGCAAGCAGGTCGCCTCGGGGTCGCAATCGATGCTGCGAAAGCACTTCGCGATGGTACAGCGCCAGAAGCCCTCCGCAAACTGGTCCTTCAGCGCGCCGCAGCGTCGGCGGATGCCCGCGATATCGTTGCGGCGCCACCCTCTCCTGTTCTCCCCAAATCCGCTGAAAGCCCGATTGTGGCTGCCGCGAAGAAGGCTGCCTCGGCGGGCAGCAGGGGCTGAACCGCCCGCCCCAAGCAGCTGACCGCCCACCTGATCCCCCGCCGTTCCTCCCCGGCGGGGGATTTCTTTTTGACCCCCAAATCTTCGGAGATTGCCCATGTCCGTGCTGACCCAACCGCCCACGATGGGCGATGTCCTCAAATACGAGCTGAACCCCAACTTCACCCGCGAGACCGTCACACTGTTGGCTGGCACCAGCTACCCGGTCGGCGCTGTACTCGGTCGCATCACCGCGAGCGGCAAGATGAAGCTCAGCACCGCCACAGGCACTGACGGCGCGCAGAACGCGGCCGCTGTCCTGCTTTACGACGTCGACGCGACAGCGGCTGATGCGACCGGCATCGTCGTCCTGCGCGGCCCCGCCATCGTCTCGAAAGCGGCGCTCGTCTTCGACGCCAGTGTCGATGACGCAGCCAAGACGGCGGCCAAACACGCCCAGTTGACCGCGCTCGGCATCATCCCACGCGACGCCGCCTGATCCGGCCGCAAGATTCCTCCCCTCATTCCCGGAGTTCCCCATGACTATCACGCGCAACCCGTTTGACGCGGGCGGCTACTCGCTCGCTGAGATGACGCAGGCCATCAACATCCTGCCCAACCTCTACACACGCCTCGGCCAGATCGGCCTCTTCCGCTTTGAAGGCGTCACCCAGCGCTCGATCGTCATCGAACAGCGCCAAGGCGTCTTGAGCCTGCTGCCCTCGGTCCCGCTAGGCGCGCCTGCCACTGTCGGCACGCGCGAGCAGCGCTCGATGCGCAGCTTCGCCCTGCCCTGGATCCCGCATGACGATGTGATCCTGCCCGCCGATATCCAGGGCATGCCCGCGCTGGGCGTCTCGGATGCGGCTGACCCGCTGGTCGAGGTGATGAACCGCAAGCTGACGCTGATGCGCCGCAAGCATGCCCAGACCCGCGAATACATGGAGATGAACGCTCTCAGGGGCATCGTGAAGGACGGCGCGGGCACGACCCTCTACAACTACTTCACCGAATTCGGCATCGAACAGATCTCGGTCGACTTCGTCTTCGGCACCGCCGGAACGAACATTCAGGGCAAGGTCCGAACCGTCCTTCGCGGGATTGAGGACAGCCTTCTCGGCGAGACCATGACCACGGCGCACGCGCTGGTAAGTTCGGAGTTCTTCGACAAGCTAATCAGCCACCCGAAGACCGAAGAGGCGTACAAGTTCTTCTCCGCCACCGGCGGTCAGCCGCTTCGCGAGGATATGCGTCGGGCCTTCCCCTTCGCAGGGATTCTCTTTGAGGAATATAACGGTTCGGTCACGCTCTCAAACGGCACTTCGGAGCGTCTGATCCCCGCGGGCGAAGGCATCGCCTTCCCGCTTGGCACCTTCGACACCTTCACCACTTATGGCGGACCGGCCAACTTGCTGGAGACGGCCAACACCGTGGGCCTGCCGCTTTATGCGCGGCAGATGATGGACACTAAAGGCCGCTGGATCGATCTCATGACCGAGGCTTCGATCCTGCCGGTGAACAAGCGCCCGCGGCTGGCAATCCGGATCTTCAGCTCGAACTGAGGCCGCTGAGATATGACGGTCTTTGCCGTGGCCCTCGATCTGCTCTTCGCTGATCCAAACCTCGCCCACGAGGCTTGGCATCGTGACAGCGAAGGGCAGTTCACCCGCATCCGCATCATCATGCGTCGTAGTGATGATGTGACCACGTTTGGGGCCGCGCGTCTGGTGTCAGAGACTATGCGCTTTGATGTGCGCGTCTCGGAACTCCCCGCGCCCCGCCCCGATGAACAGATCCTCATTGGAGACGAAACCTTCCTGATCCAAGGCGAGCCGATCCGCGATCGGGAGCGCTTGATCTGGACAATAACAGTATCACTGGCTTGAAACATGAAACCTGTCCGAGCGACAGCATCAATCGTCGGCCGCAGCTGCTTCAATAAGCTCTCTAACCTTTTCAAAGGTATCCGGGGCATCGTTCGAGCCCGATGACCTTAGCTTGAGCTGGGGAGTATTGATCTTCAACGACCAGGAAAATCCATCACAAACTTCGAGATTATCGTATTGCTTTCGCCAATCTGAAACACCAATGCGTTGGAGCGATCGGATTACGACTTCCCATTTTGTGTTCTGTGGCGTGAGCACGATTGGCTCTTTGAGAAGCCCTGGCATGAAATTCAATTCAAATACAATGTAAGGGGGCTGCATCAGTGGCTCCAAAGGCTTTTTCCTTGGGAAAGCTTAAACTCCCCATGCACTCACGCAACAACGCAAGTTTTTCACCATGCAAAAGCGTTCCTACAGGCTCTGATGAAACTCAACCTCTCAGTCACCGGTGACATCGTTACCGCGATGCGCGCCGAAATCCTCGCTGGCGAAAGGGCCGTGACCAAGGCCATGCGCGTTGCAGGCGCGGGTCTCAAATCCGACTGGCGCGCCCAGATCACGCGCGCCCGCCTTGGACAGCGGCTTGCCAACACGATCAGGTCCAAGACCTATCCCGCTGCGGGCGAAAGCCTCGAGGCGGCCGCGCTGGTCTGGTCCAACGCACCCCAGATCATCGGGGCGCATGACACGGGCCCACTGATCCGTTCAAAGGACGGCTTCTGGCTTGCCATCCCAACGCCAGCGGCCGGTAAGGGCACGCGCGGCAAGGCGCTCACGCCCGGCGAATGGGAAAGGCGGCGCGGGTTGCGCCTTCGGTTTGTCTATCGGCGGGGCGATCCAAGCCTGCTCGTTGCCGACGGGCGGCTGAACAGCCGTGGGCTGGGCGTGGCATCACGATCCAAGACTAGGCGTGGACAGAGCACGGTGCCGATTTTCCTCTTGGTGCCGCAAGTAAAGCTTTCGAAACGGCTGTCTCTGGCGCGGGACGCCGAACGCGCGCAGGCAGCGATACCAGGATTGATCGTGGCGAACTGGATGAAACAGCTTAACGTTTAGCGTTCAACGCTCTTTCGACAAATGTCTCTGCGTCACCGACGGTAACGATTTCTTCGGCCTCAGCATCCATAATTTCGAGCTGAAATGCTTCTTCGAAGAGCATGATCAGCTCAACTTTATCGAGGCTGTTAGCGTCAAGATCCTGAATGAAAGAGGTCTCGTGCGAGAGTTCTTCCACGCTGAGATCAAATTTATTCGCCACAATTTCGCGAACAGTAACTTCAGATGCGCTCATGGTCAGGCCTCCTCTAGCGGGAGCGATTACCTCCGCGCAGTGCGTACATCGACCTAGTCGCCCCTGAGAAAAAACTCAATGCCCACCACCCGCGAAACCATCCTGACCGCCCTGGCGGACCTGCTCAGGACGATCCCGCATGTGCCAGTTCTGCGCGGGGAAGTCTTGCCAGAACGCATCCCGCCCGCAGGTCTCATGATCTTGCGCGACGGCACCCCGGGAGACCCAGGCGTAACCTTGTCGCCGCTGACCTATCATTTTCAGCATCGGGCTGAACTCGAGATGATCGTGCAATCAGCAACGGATCGGGACGCCCTTTTCGACGCACTTGTCGCTCAGATCGGCGCGGTAATCGCCGCAGACCGAACTTTGCGAGGTCTATGCGACTGGGTCGAGCCGGAGGCTGCTGAACCTGTCGATCTTCCAGTCGAGGGCGCCGCCTCTCTGAAAGCCGGAATCATTCCGATCACCCTCCACTACGCGACCAGTGACGCACTGGGCTGACGAGACCAATTCAAGGAGTATCACCATGGCACGAGCCCAAGGGGCGCGGGCGCAAATGGCGCTTGCGTTCGAGACGACATACGGCACGCCGCCTGCGAGCGGCTTCACCAAAATGCCGTTTGCCAGCACGACGCTGGGGGCAGAGCAACCGCTGCAGACCTCGGAACTGCTGGGCTACGGGCGCGATCCGCAGGCGCCGATCAAGGATGCGGTGACGGCGGATGGCAATGTGGTGGTGCCGATCGATGCCGAGGCTTTCGGATTCTGGCTGAAGGCCGCTTTTGGCGCGCCCACCACAACGGGTGCCGATGCCCCCTACACACACTCATTCCGCTCCGGAAACTGGGCGCTGCCGTCGTTCTCGGTCGAAACCGGGATGCCCGAGGTGCCGCGCTATGCGATGTATTCCGGCTGTATGGTCGATAGCCTGAACTGGCAGATGGCGCGCTCTGGGCTGCTGACGGCCACGACCAGCATTGTGGCGCAGGGCGAGACCATCGCGACGAGCACCGCGGCAGGCACGCCCGCAAACATCGCGCTGAAACGCTTCGGGCATTTCAACGGAGCGATCACCCGGAATGGGGCGAACATCGGGAACGTCGTCTCTGCCGACCTGACCTATGCCAACAACCTCGACCGCATCGAGACGATCCGGGCCGACGGCAAGATCGATGGCGCAGACCCGTCCATTGCGGCCCTGACCGGCAATGTCGTTGTCCGCTTCGCTGATCAGACGCTGGTGCAACAGGCGATCAACGGCGAGGCCTGCGAGCTTGAGTTCTCCTACACGCTGGCAACCGGCGAGAGCCTGACCGTTACGGCCCACGCTGTTTACCTTCCACGCCCGCGGATCGAGATCTCGGGCCCGCAAGGTGTACAGGCCACCTTTGATTGGCAGGCGGCCAGCGATCCCGTCGTGGGCCGGATGTGCACCGTCACCCTGACCAACGCCCGCGAGGTTTACTGACCATGTTGCGATTGAATCTCTCTACTGAGCCGCGCTGGCTCGACTTGGGTCATGGCGTTCGCCTGCTGGTGGAGCCGCTGACCACCGCCATCATGTTGGCCGCACGGAGCGATCCGACGATCATCGCAGCAGCAGCAGATTCTGGAGGCAGCGCCTCCAACGACGACCTTGCGCGCATCGTCGCCAAGGCCGTGGCCCGTATCGTCGTGAGAGACTGGGAGGGCGTCGGCGATGAAGATGGCCAACCGCTGCCTCTGACGCCCGAGGGCATCGACGCCCTGCTGGAGCTGTGGCCGATCTTCGAAGCGTTTCAGACAAAGTACATCGCGGGCGCGCTGATCCTGGACGCGGAAAAAAACGCCTGACCGCTCTCACCGACTGGGAGTTCGGCGGGGGCGGTGAGTACTGCGCCGCATGCCCATCTGTTTGCGCGGAATGCCCACGCACTCTCCATCAACCTATGACCCTCGAGGGCTGGCAGGTCTGGGATCTGGTCCAGCGCCTCGGTGGACAGGTGCGCGTTGCTGGCGGCATGAGCGGCGGCGCTGTCCTCGGCTGGGACATGGGCGCAGCCCTCCAACTCGGTGCGGCCCTGGGGCTCTCGCCCCTCATCATCGCAGAACTCTTGCCACCCATTGAGGCGGTGATGGTGCGCAAGACAAACGAAGAGATCGAACATCGACATGGCTGAGAAAAAAGTCTCCGTCCGCCTCTCCGCAACCGGCGGCCGCCAGGTGCGTGCCGAGTTGGAAGGCGTCGGCGAGGCGGGTAGCCGTGGCTTGGGGCGTCTCTCGCGCGAGATGGACCAGGCCAACGCACGCATGGCGGCTTTTGCCCGCCGGGCCCGGATCGCGGCGACTGCTGCTGCGACTGCCTTGGCCGGTGCCGTTGTCGCCATGACCCGTTCGACGGTTTCCGCCGCCAACGAAATCGGCCAACTCAGCCAGGTGGCGAATGCGACCCCAGAGGTCTTCCAGCGCTGGTCGGCGGCCTCGGCCACGGTGGGGATCGAACAAGAAAAGCTCGCCGACATCCTGAAGGATGTGAATGACCGCGTGGGGGATTTCCTGCAGACGGGCGGTGGCCCGATGGCCGACTTCTTCGAGAACATCGCGCCGCGCGTTGGCGTGACGGCCGATCAGTTTGCACGGCTATCCGGGCCCGATGCGCTGCAACTCTATGTCGACAGCCTCGAGCGCGCGGGCGTCAGCCAACAGGAGATGACCTTCTATCTTGAGGCCATGGCGTCCGATGCCACGCGGCTCATTCCACTGCTGCAAAACGGCGGGGCAGAGATGACCCGGCTTGGGGCACAGGCGCAGGCCCTTGGGGCGGTGCTCGATGCAGATGCCATTGCTGCCATGCGCCGGTCGGAACTCGCGCTGGTCAGCATCGGTCAGGTCTTCACCGGGGTGCGCAACCGGATTGCTGTCGCACTGGCGCCCACGCTTGAGGCGGTGGCCAATGCGTTTGTCGCTCTTGCCTCCAGCACCAGCCCCATCAGCCGGGCCTTTGATGCTGTACTGGCCAACCTTGATCGGTTGGCGATCTACGCCGGGACCTTCGCCACCTTCCTTGCTGGTCGCTGGGTGGCCGCGATGGCGGTGGCCGCCCTTTCGGTGCGGGGTTTGGCTACGACGCTCGTGGTTCTGAAAGGCGCGCTCATCCGCACCGGCATCGGTGCGCTGATCGTGGGCGCAGGCGAGCTGGTCTACTGGTTCACACGCCTCGCAGCGGGCGCAGGCGGCTTCGGCGAGGCCATGCGGCTTTTGAAAGATGTCGCTGTCGAGGTCTGGGAACGGATCAAGATGGGGGCCAACGCGGCCGGGTCGCGTGCCACAGCCATGTTTTATGATCTCAAAGCCGATGCGGCGACCGGCATGGCTGGGGCCATAGAGAGCGTCGTGGCTTTTGGCAACACGACGGCGAATACCTTCGAGGGCGCGCTTTTGGCCGTGCGCGAGATCTGGTCGCGCTTGCCGGATGTGATCGGGGATCTGGTCTTCTCGGCCGCCAACCGCATGCTCGACGGGATCGAGGCCATGCTGAACGGCGCGATCCGCCGGATTGACGCCTTCACGGGGCGCATTCGCGACGCGCTGGCGGCGGTCGGCATCGAGACCACCTTTGGTCAGATCGGTGAAATCAGTCTTGGCGATATCGCCAACCCCTTCGCCGGGGCCTCAGCAGATACCGGAACGGCTGCAGCAGATGCCTTCCGCCGAGCCTTCGAGGACAACCCGCTCTCGGCCCCTGACCTTGGCCTTGATGGCATTGCGGCGGATGCCCTGGAAACAGCCAATATTTACCGGCGTGCCGCCACGGACCTCGCCAATGGCGCGACAGCCCCACTCACCTCTTGGGGCGCACTTCGCGATGCTGTTGCGGGCACGGGTGAAGAAGGCGCGGCGGCGCTAGATGAGGCCACGGCCTCTGCAGATCGCCTATCGGATGCCATGGGCCGAGCTGGTGGTGCAGCCGGGAGCGCTGGCGAACGGGTCGCCACCGGGTGGCTTGCCGTGTCGGAATCCCTTCAAGCCTACGCCACGGATGCGCTGAACTGGGGCAAGGGCCTTGGCGAAACATTGACCGGCGCCTTCAGCGGTGCGGAAAGCGCGTTCCGGAGCTTTGTTGAAACGGGTAAATTCGACTTCAAGGGCCTCGTGCGCTCTATCCTGGCGGACCTTGCGGTTCTGTCGTTCAAGCGCGCGGTGCTGGGGCCCATCGCCTCGGCGCTCTCCGGCATCTTTGGCGGCGGGTCCGTTGCGGCGGCCGTCTCGCATGCGGGCGGTATCGTTGGGCTTTCCGGACATAGTCGCTCGGTGCCTGCGATGGCCTTTGCTGCTGCGACGCGGATGCATTCCGGCGGTTGGGCTGGTCTCCGCCCCGACGAGGTCCCGACGATCCTGCAGCGCGGGGAGCGGGTGCTGAACCGGCGCGAGGCGGCGGACTATGGTCGGGGCGGCAGCATTGGCGCGGGCGTCACCGTGAACATCGACGCGCGCGGGGCACAGATTGGCGCGGCCGAGCAGATCGACGCGCGCCTTCGCGCGGCGATCCCAGAGATCGCCCGCATCGCCAAGGAAAGCGTGGCTGATGGCCGACGCCGAGGTCAGGTGATCTGAGATGGCCATTCCTGTTTTGCCGCTGACGCTTGTGTCCTCGCTCGAGCGGCGACTGGTCACGTCTGTGGCCGAGGCGAGCTCGCCGTTCACTGGCACGTCCCAGATCCAGGACTGGGGTGCCTCCTGGTGGGAATACCAGATCGAGATGGCAGTGACCCAAGGGGCCAAGGCCCGGAGGCTTTCGGCCTTCTTCACCGCCCTTGGTGGACTGCGGGGCCGATTCCTGTTCTCCGATCCCTCGATCGAGGTGCCGTTGGCGGCGGGCAATCCCTATGTCACCGAGGCGCAGGTTGCGGGAGCCTTCACCCTGAGCACGGCGGGATGGGGACTTGGTCTGCGCGCCGGTGACTTCTTCCAGCTGGGTTCGGATGCCACCACGCGGCTTTATCAGTTGACGGCGGATGTAACGCCTTTGGGCAGCGAGGCGACGCTCGCCTTCGTGCCGCCGCTTCGGGCTTCCGTGCCGGTCGGCACGTTGCTCGGCCTTGATGCTCCGTCGGTCCTGTTGCGGCTGACGGCCCCGGTCCCCTCGGTCATCGGTCGGGCGGATCAGCATCGCTTCACGATTTCAGCGCGGGAGGTCCTCTGATGAGCCGCGATCTTACCGTCGCTTTTGCCACTGCGCTGGCTGATCAAAGCCTTCGACTCGTCATCTTCTTCGAAGGGCAGTTCGCCACGGGCTGGGTGCGTATCTGGTCGGGGCTGGGAGAGGTCAGTTGGAACGGTCAAAGCTGGGCTGGGGCTGGGTCGCTCTTGGGCCTTGGCTCGCTCGATGAAACCGGAGAGGTCGTGGCGGGCGGCACGGCGGTGTCGCTGTCCGGCGTGCCACTGGACCTTGTTCAAATGGCGATCGAGGAAGCGCGCCAGGGCCTGCCCGGACGAATTTGGCTGGGGCTTCTGGCCGAGAATGGCAGCATCATTGCCGATCCGGTTCAGGCCTTTTCGGGCCGGCTCGACGTCCCGGAAATCAAGGATGACGCCGACACCTGCACGATCACCATCAGCTATGAAAGCCGGTTGATCGACCTGACCGTGGCGCGAACCTGGCGCTACACCCATGAAAGCCAGCAGGTCTTGTTCCCGGGCGATCTCGGATTCGAATACGTGACAGCGATCCAGGACCGCGAAATCACCTGGGGGCGTGGATAGACATGACTCGCGTTGACCACTGGGAACGCCTGCTTGCAGCAGCGATCGATACCGCACGGGCAAAGCCTTTCGTCTGGGGCGTTCATGACTGCCCGACCTTTGCCTTCGAGACGCGTATGATCCTGACCGGCGGCGAGAATATCGCGGCCCTCTGGCGCGGCCGCTACACCACCTGGCTCGGCGGCGAACGTGTGATGCGCCGTCTGGGCTGGGCCTCGCTCGAGGACATGGGTTGTGCGCTCCTCGGCGAACCCCGCCCGGGCGTTTTGTTGGCCCAACGCGGCGACATCGTTCTGGCCGACACCGGTCTTGGCTTCGGCATTTGCAATGGGGCCAGCGCCGTCGGCATGGCGCCCGCGGGCCTTGTGGCCGTGCCGTTGACGGCTTGCCGGCGCGCATGGCGTGTTTGA